GGAAGATTTCAACCATTTCATAGTGGGCATTTAGCCACATACAATTGGTTAAAAACGCAGGTAGATGAGGTTTACATAACAACATCTAACATCAAACAACCACCAAGACATCCAATGGACTTTAAGGAAAAGGTTCGTCACATGACAAAGATGGGTATAAAGAAGAATAGAATCATACAGGAGAAAACTCCGTATGTAGCAGTTAACCTATTGAAAAAATTTAATCCAGACACAACCGCTGTGGTTTATGCATTTGGGAAAAAAGATGCCGGTCGCCTCAAAGGTGGAACTAAGAAGAGTGGTGGTAAGACTTACTATCAAGACTATAAGAAGAATAAAAACAACTTAGAAGGTTTTGAAACACATGGTTACTATATCACCGCTCCACAGTTCGGTTCGGTTAGTGGAACACAGATGAGAAAACTTTTAGGTGACCCGAAGATTGATGATAGTGAAAGAGAGAAAGCATTCAAAAAAGTATTTGGATACTATGATAAAGGTATCTACAATATGATGACTAATAAGTTTAAAAAGTTATTTGAGTCTTACGATTTAACAGATGAGTTAATAAAAGAATTTTTAATAGAAGCAACTGGTACAACAGGTGGAAACTTAGACGATGGTCCTTCTACATTCTATACGGATTATCCTACATACAAAAAGACTTCTAAAGAATGGTTGGATTCTATATATTCTGATGCTGGTTGGAAAATTCTTGATTATATTTTGGATGACAATGCTAAAAATTCTATAGAAAAAAACTATCATTCTGTCCCACTTACTTTTTTAGATCACGGACAACAAGGTGGTTCTGTAGGAGCTGTAAATAAATACAAAAATTGGATGAGTGAAGTTGTAAAACCATTAGGTTGGCAAGTTGTGAGTTGGATGGGAACTGAAGCCGCTATTAATAATATCATTGGTAGTCTTTTTGCAGCTGGTGCTGATGGTGATGAGTACACAGAAGAAGATTTCAAACTTACTGAAAAGATAAACTTAGACAAAGAAGTTAAACTATTATTAGAAGGTGGGGCATATGGACACCTTAATCATCCGTTTGATGATAAAAATTTGACATTTTCAGATTTTAAAACACTAATTATTAATACACTACAAGGTAAACTTGATAGTGAAGGAGCAGTCACAGAAAAAACAGATGGTCAAAATATAATGGTAAGTTGGAAGGGTGGAAAACTTATCGCCGCTAGAAACAAAGGTCACATCAAAAACCACGGTGCTGGTGCATTAGATATCAACGGAATAAAGAATATGTTTGCTGGTAGAGGTGAGATAGAAAAAGCCTTTGTATATGCTATGAGAGATTTACAGAAAGCGGTTGGTGGTTTAAGTGATGCTCAAAAAAATAAGATATTTGATGGGGTCTTTAGAGGTTATATATCCTAAGACAGCAAATGTGATACCTTATGATAAATCTTTACTTCAGTTTCATGGAACCATAGAATATGATTCTGCTGGTTCTCCTATAGGTGAGGATAGAGGTAGTGCGAGAGTATTAGCTGGTATGATAAAACAAATAAATCAAGATGTACAGAAAGCGTTTAAGATTGAGAAACCTTTTATATCTAAGTTACCACAAGTAAAGGACTTTAGTAAAAGACAAAGTTACTTCTTAGGTAAGTTAAATAAATTACAGAATGAATTTAACCTAAAGGGTAATAATACACTATCAGATTATCATCAAGCTTATTGGATGGAGTATATTTATAATGCAGGAAAACAATTTAAGTATAATGTTCCAAATAACATATTAGTTAAATTAACTCGTAGATGGGCATTTTTAGACAAGTCTTACAAAATACCACAAATTAGAAAAGATATAAAGAATGAAAAGTTTTTAAATTGGATATTAAAAACAGACAAAATGGATTTAAAAGGGTTACAAAAGAAACATATTAGAGATTGGGAAGTTCTTTTCTTTGAGTTGGGTGCTGAAATATTGAAAAATCTTAGTGATTTTATAGCAGCTAATCCAGATAAAGCAGCTCAACAAATTCGTAAGGATTTAGTGAAAGCAGTTTCAAAAGTCAAAACTTCAAAAGATCCAAAGGTACTAAACACATTAAAAACTCAATTGGATAGATTGAAAGCTATCGGTGGTTTAAAATCTGTAGTTCCGAGTGAAGGTATTACTTTTGTATTTAAAGGAAAGTTATACAAGTATACTGGTGCTTTTGCTCCAGCAAATCAAATCTTAGGTATGTTAAAATTCGTATAGGAGTAGGTTATGGGATATAGTAAAGAGTCAGAAAGACAAAACAAAGCATTAGGAGATTTACTATCTGGTAAAACTCCTGAAAAAAGAGTAATGGTTGGTTACAAAGGTAAAGAACAAGAAAGTGGTGACCAAATCAGTAGACTTTCAGATATTATGAAAGAGGCTAGAATGCCTATGTTTTGTCCTAAGTGTGATGTTATTATGAAAAAAAGACTTGATAATAAGTTTTGGAGTATGTTTGGTCATTGTTTTGATTGTCAGGTAAAAATAGAGAACAAGATGAGAATTGATGGTACATATAAAGAATGGGAAAAAAATAAAATAAAAGAAAACAAAATATCTTTTGTAAAAGAACAAATACAGGCTATAGAAGAATGGAAAGATATGAAAGCTCCTGAATTTTACAATAATGTTGGTGTTAACGAACCAATGTTAGAAAAAGAAAAATGGGATGTTAATGTTGAAAAAATTCAAAAAGAAGCTAAAGAGGCTTTAGAAAAATACACAGAAGTTTTAGAACAATTGGAGAACGAAAAATGAAGTTATGGAAAATAATACTTGGTATCTTAGGAGCCGTTGGTGCTCTTTTTGCTGCTTCTTCAAAGAGTAAAGAAGTAAGAGAACTTAAAAAGGTTATCAACGAAAATAAGAAAGAAGAAAAGAAAGTTGAAAAGCAAATAAAAAAGTTAGAAGAAACTAAAACGTCTTCTAAAAAAGAAGTTGGTAATCTTAAAAGAAAACTAACTAATTCTAAAAAGAAAACTCAAAAGATGCAAGAGGTTTACGATAACGATGAAGTAGAATCAGCTGAAGATTTTTTGAGAAAGTTCGCTAAAAGCAAATGAAGATAGCTGTAAAAATATTAAAATACTTTTTGATATCATTCTTCGTGTTGTCAGTTGCTAGTAGTCAATCTTACACACAAGCTGAAGTATTGGAGATGATAAAAGAAAGAGACTTACAGTGGGAAGGTAAAGTAGACAATGCAAATAATCTAATTGCGTCTCAGAAAGAAGTCATTGATGACTCTGATAAGTTGATAAAAGAATTGGAAAGTCAAGTAAAAACTGATTCTTTACTGCTTTTTAAAAAAAGTGAACAGATTGAGTTGTTGAAAGAAAGAGATGAGGCTAATCAAAAGATGATTAGGTTAGTAAAACCAAGGCTATGGGAACATAGATACCTTTGGTTTGTTGTAGGAATTTACTTAGGGAAGCTATTATGAAACCAGGTGTTCTAAAAGATGTGATAAAAAAAGAGTACTCTAAGTGTGCTAAAGACCCTATATACTTTTTAAAAAAGTATTGTGTGGTTCAGCACCCAATGAAAGGTAAAGTTCCTTTTCATCTTTATCCTTATCAAGAAAAGTCTCTTGCTACATTTGAAGAACATAGATTTAACATCATACTAAAAGCTCGTCAGTTAGGATTATCTACATTGACTGCTGGTTACTCTCTTTGGATGATGACATTTCATCAAGATAAAAACATATTAGTAATCGCAACTAAACAAGATACTGCTAAAAACTTAGTTACAAAGGTTAGGGTGATGCACGCTAACTTACCATCTTGGTTAAAACAAAAATGTACGGAAGATAATAAACTATCTCTACGATATAATAATGGTTCACAGATAAAAGCTGTTTCAAGTGGTGAAGATAGTGGTCGTTCAGAAGCTCTATCTCTACTGATACTTGATGAGGCTGCTTTCATTGATAAGATTGAACCGATATGGGCTGCTGCTTCACAGACACTATCTACTGGTGGACAATGTATTGCACTATCTACACCAAATGGTATAGGTAATTGGTTTCATAAGACTTGGGTTGGTGCAGAAGATGGTAGTAATGATTGGAACTTCATTAAACTTCATTGGAATTTGCATCCTGAGAGGAATGATGAGTGGAGAGCAGAACAAGACAAACTATTAGGCCCGTCATTAGCGGCTCAAGAATGTGATTGTGACTTTCTAACCTCTGGTCAAACTGTTATAGATGGTGTTATACTAGAGGAGTATAGAGAAAAACAGACTCAAGACCCTTTAGAAAAAAGAGGAGTTGATAGTAACCTTTGGATATGGCAACCACCTAACTATACAAAAGATTATGTGTTGAGTGCTGATGTTAGTAGAGGAGATGGCTCGGATTACTCCGCATTTCATGTTATGGAAGTAGAGACTATGGAACAAGTAGCAGAATACAGAGGTAAGATATCAACAAAAGATTTTGGAAACTTATGTGTAAATACAGCAACAGAATATAACAACGCCTTATTAGTAGTTGAAAATAACAATATAGGTTGGGCTACATTACAACAATGTATTGATAGAGGTTATGAAAACCTTTTTTATACAAGTAAAGATTTAAAGTATGTAGATACAGAACATCAAATAAATAATCGATATAGAAACCAAGATT